TACTATTGATATGATAACAAGAAAGTCTCTCGAAATTCTCGAGAACAATCTTGTAATTTCCCGCAATGTTAACAAAGAATACGATGACAGCTTTGCTGTTGAAGGCGCCAAAATTGGCTCAACCTTGCGTATTCGTTTACCCGATCGCGCTTTGGTGACTGACGGTGCCGCCCTGCAAGTTCAGGATGACAACGAACAATACACCACGTTGACGGTTTCTAGCCAGAAGCATATTGGCATTAACTTTACGTCTGCCGAATTGACCATGCAATTGGATGATTTTGCTGAACGTGTGTTAAAGCCTCGTATTAGCCAATTGGCATCGAGTGTTGATGCTGACGTCGCTAACGCGTACAAGTCAATCTATTCTTCGGTTGGCACTCCTGGCACCACACCTGCTACGTCACTCGTTCTGTTGCAAGCGCAACAAAAATTGAGCGAATATGCTACCCCAATGTCCCCACGTTACGGGACCGTAAACCCTGCTGCTAACGCAGCTTTGGTAAACGGCATGACTGGTTTCTTTAACCCGACGGGCACAATTTCTCGTCAGTTTAAGACCGGTATGATGGGTGAGGGTGTTCTTGGCTATGACGAAATCAATATGTCACAATCAATTGTTAGCCACACCACAGGAAGTTTGCCCGGTTCGCCCATTTGCGCGTCTACCGTGCCTTCAACTCAAGGTGCTACGACACTGGATATTACTTATTCCAGCGCAACCAAAACCATCAAACAAGGTGACATTTTCACCATTGCTGGCGTGAACGCGGTTAACCCGCAAACCCGTCTTAGCACTGGTAGCCTGCAACAGTTTGTCGTAACCGCTGACCAGACCTTGACCAGCACCGCGGCTACTATTGCGTTCTCGCCACCTATGTATACCGCTGGCAATGCGTTGGCTACGGTTGATGCGTTCCCCGCCGCGTCGGCTGTATTGACGTTCTTGGGTACTGCATCTACCACATACCCGCAAAACTTGGTTTATCACAAAAATGCAATTACATTGGCTACCGCCGATTTGTTGCTACCCCAAGGCGTGGATATGGCTTCTCGTCAAGTGCATAACGGTATCTCTATGCGTATCGTGCGCCAATACGATATTAATAACGATCGTATGCCTTGTCGTGTTGATGTGCTGTATGGCTATTCAGTCATTCGCGCACCAATGGCTTGTCGTATCTGGGGTTAATCAAACCGCCTCCGCTTAACGCGGGGGCAATTCAACATTTTAGGAGTAATAATTATGGCACTTCCTTCAGTCGGTGGCGGCTATCAGTACACTGATGGCAACTTAAATGAACAAGTAATGGAAACCCAAGCAGCGCCCGCAACGGCAACTGCAACGGCAACGTTAACTGTTGCTCAACTTACTTCTGGGCTTTTAGTATGCGATCCAACCGCTACGGCAGCATCCTACACGATGCCTACCGCGGCAGCGATCGACGCTGTTATGACCAACATGAAAACTAACAGTTGTTTTCTGTTGAACGTCGTTAACCTGGGTACTAGTTCTGGAATTTTGACGTTTGTTGTTGGCACCGGTATCACTTCGGTTGGTAACCTTTTGGTTGCTATTACCGGCAGTGCGGCTGGTGTTGGCGGCGCGGCTCAGTTCTTGTTCCGCAAAACGGGCACCGCGGCTTACTCAGTTTACCGGGTAGCTTAAGCAATAACACCTCGCGGTGTAACAGCCGCGGGGTGGTTTTTAAGGAATATTATGGTTATCTATTTGCGGCACCCCGATCACGGTACTAAGGTCGCAATTGCGGAAGCCGAAGCAATATACGATGAAAAGCACGGTTGGGAGCGTTTTGATGTAAACTCTCCAGAATTAGATAATATAGTGGTCAATGTTTTAGCTAAACCCCGTGGGCGTACTCGCAAGGAGATACCTGCATGACAACGGCTGGCGATCAGATTAATGGTGCCTTGCGGCTTATAGGCCAATTAGCTGAAGGTGAAACACCTTCCGCGGCTACGGCGCAAGATTCGCTTACGGCGTTAAACCAGATGATCGACAGTTGGTCTTCTGAGCGTTTATCAATATTTTCCACTCAAGATCAAGTGTTTAGTTGGCCCCCTAATATTAAAAATCGCACTTTAGGCCCAACCGGTGATTTTGTGGGCAATCGGCCTGTTTTATTGGATGATTCAACTTATTTTCGTGACCCAGGCAATAACATTAGCTTTGGCATTAAGATCATTAACCAACAACAATACGATGGTATTGCGGTTAAAACGGTTACTTCGACATATCCACAGGTTATTTGGATTAACATGGATATGCCCAACATTAATATGTATGTTTATCCAGTGCCTACCAAAGTGCTTGAATGGCACTTTATTAGCGTTACGGAACTGGTTGAACCGGCTACTTTAGCCACCAATTTTGTGCTTCCACCGGGCTATTTGAGAGCTTTTCGCTTTAATTTAGCTTGTGAGATAGCGGCTGAATTTGGCGTAGAACCGCCGCCCCAAGTGCAACGGATTGCTATGGCGTCCAAACGTAATATTAAACGAATCAACAATCCTGACGATATTATGTCCTTGCCTTACAGCATTGTGGCTACTCGGCAACGCTTTAACATTTTTGCCGGTAATTATTAATTGAAAACGCCGATCCTTGGTGGCTCGTATGTAACGCGTTCGGTGAACGCGGCCGACGCTCGGATGGTCAATCTTTTCCCCGAGGTAATCCCTGAAGGCGGCAAAGAACCGGGCTTTCTATCTCGTTGTCCAGGGCTTGCTAATTTAGCTACTGTAGGAACGGGCCCTATTCGAGGGCTTTGGACGTATGGTGGATTAGGCTATGTAGTATCGGGCAATCAGTTTTACAGCATTGATACTAATTGGAACTCTACGCTTATTGGGTCTGTAACCGGCACAGGACCAGTCAGTATGTCTGACAATGGTATTCAATTGTTTATCGCTTGTAATCCTGATGGATATATTTACAACGCTAATACCAAAGCATTTGGTCAAATTACCGCGGCGGCTTTTGCTGGCGCGGTAACAGTCAGTTATATAGATGGTTATTTTGTATTTAATCAACCAAATAGCCAAATATTTTGGATTACATCCCTTTTAGATGGCACTTCCATTGATCCACTAGATTTTGCTAGCGCGGAGGGTTTTCCCGATCAGTTAGTTTCTTTAATTGTAGACCATTTGGAAATATGGTTGTTTGGTAGTAATTCCGTAGAAGTTTGGTATGACGCAGGTGCAACACCGTTTCCTATGGCACGGATTCAAGGTGCCTTTTTGGAAGTAGGTTGCGCGGCAGCGTATTCAGTGGCTAAGTTAGACAACAGCGTGTTTTGGTTAGGCGCGGATGCTCGTGGGCGTGGGATTGTTTACCGGGCTAATGGTTACACGCCAACTCGAATTTCAACTAATGCAGTTGAGTATGCCATTCAAAACTATTCAAATATATCCGATGCAATTGGATATACCTACCAGCAAGACGGGCACCCGTTCTATGTGCTGATATTTCCGTCAGCTCAAGCAACTTGGGTATTTGATGTATCCACTAACCTTTGGCATGAACGGGCGGGATTTGACAATGGTCAATTTACCCGTCATCGTAGCAATTGCCAAATGGCGTTTAACAATAAAATTGTGGTTGGTGACTACGACAATGGCAATATTTACGCGTTTGATTTAACCAATTATGCCGACAACGGGGCCATTCAAAAATGGTTACGGTCTTGGCGGGCATTGCCGACAGGGCAAAATAACTTAAAAAGAACAGCCCATCATAGTTTGCAATTGGACGCTGAAACAGGTGTTGGGATTAATAACGGGCAAGGTTCTGACCCGCAGGTAATGCTTAGATGGTCTGATGATGGCGGTCATACCTGGTCCAATGAGCATTGGAAATCCATGGGCGCTATCGGTGGTTATGGGTATAGAACTATTTGGCGGCGGCTTGGCATGACCGACAAAATCCGCGATAGAGTTTATGAAGTGTCTGGCACGGACCCAGTAAAGATCGCTATTATGGGCGCTGAACTGTATATCACTCCGACTAATGCTTAATGACCACTCCATTCAATATAACCACCATTACGCCGCCTCGCGTACCGTTTTTAGACGAGCGCACGGGGTTAATTTCACGGGAATGGTATCGGTTTTTTAATAACCTTTTTACCATTACCGGTGAAGGAACGGGCGTTACGCCAGTTATTAATGGTGGCACTGGGTTAAGCACTATTCCCACAAATGGCCAATTATTAATTGGTAATGGGGTTGGATACGTATTAAATACCTTAACTCCGTCTTCCGGTATTGGCATTACAAATGACGCGGGTTTAATAACGGTAGCCAATACTGGCGTTTTGTCGAATATTGCAAGCTCTGGAATATCCGTATCTAGCGCGACAGGTAATGTCACTATTGCCAATACCGGCGTTTTATCAGCCATTGCCGGTTCAGGCATCAGTGTTTCGGGTGCTACAGGCAATGTCACATTTGCCAATACGGGCGTTTTGTCATTCAGCGGGGGCAGCACAGGCTTAACACCTGCTACTGCGACTACCGGCGCTGTATCGCTTGCAGGCACTCTTGCCGTGGCTTATGGCGGCACAGGCCAGACTACTTATACAGATGGTCAGCTATTAATCGGCAATACGACAGGAAATACGGTTGCAAAGTCTACTTTAACCGCAGGCTCAGGTATTTCTATTACCAATGGTGCTGGATCAATTACTGTTACCAATACTTCGCCATCATCTGGTGGAACCGTTACAAGCGTTTCAGTGGTGTCGGCTAACGGTCTGGCAGGCACAGTAGCGACTAGCACCACAACTCCCGCTATAACGCTTTCTACGACGATTACAGGGCTACTTAAAGGCAACGGAACGGCTATTAGCGCAGCAACTTCGGGCACGGATTACGCGCCTGCTACTAGCGGAACGTCAATTCTTTACGGCAACGGCTCTGGTGGATTCTCAAATGTCACGATTGGTAGTGGGATTTCTTTTGCTACTGGAACTCTATCGGCTACCGGAAGCGGTGGAACGGTTACAAGTGTTGCTGCGCTTACTTTAGGCACTACTGGCACAGACTTATCAAGCACGGTAGCAAATGGCACAACAACACCTGTAATCACGTTAAATGTGCCAACTGCTAACGCAACAAATAGAGGTGCTTTAAGCTCTGCGGATTGGACTACTTTTAACAATAAAGGTAGCGGATCGGTCACTTCCGTATCTGGCACTGGCACGGTCAACGGAATTACTTTAACCGGCACGGTGACTAGCAGTGGAAGTCTGACACTGGGTGGCACACTTGGAAGTATTGCTAACAGCCAGTTAAGTAACTCAACCATTTCCGGCGTATCTTTAGGCAGTAACTTATTTAGCTTAACCGCTGGCACAGGCGTTTCTTTCAGCGCAGGCACAACCTATAACGGATCGGCAGCCATTACGATTACTGCGACCGGCTCCGGTGGCACGGTCACTAGCGTTACAGGAACGGCTCCCGTTGTATCGTCTGGAGGCACTACACCTGCTATTAGTATGGCTGCTGCTACAACGTCTGTTAATGGTTATTTAACGTCTACAGACTGGACTACATTTAACGGCAAACAGGCTGCTTTAGTCAGTGGCACAAACATTAAAACGGTCAATGGCACAACGTTACTGGGTTCTGGTGATGTTGGCACGATTACCTACGCCTACGGTGGAACTGGCCAGACTACGGTTACTACTGGAGACGTATTGTATGGATCAGCTACCAATACTTGGTCTAAATTAGGGATTGGAACTACAGGTCAGATTTTACGTGTAGTGGCTGGCGCACCTGCTTGGGGCACAGATTACGTTGGAACAGTAACGTCAGTGGGTGGCACAGGAACGGTAAACGGTATTACTTTGACGGGTACTGTTACAAGCTCTGGCAACCTTACGCTTGGTGGAACTTTATCTGGTGTTAGTTTAACTACGCAAGTATCCGGCGTTTTGCCTGTCGCTAACGGTGGCACAAACGCATCTACTGCCAGCATCACATCATTCAACAACATCACAGGGTATTCTGCATCGGGTGCAACTGGGACAACAACCACAAACTTAGTGTTTAGCACCAGCCCATCAGTTACTACGCCGACATTTGTAGGGAATGTGACCCTTTCAACAGGCAACATAAATGTCGCTGGAATTTTGTCTGGTTTTGGCACTACTGGCGTGAATGGTTACGTCATAACAACTCAGCAAGTGGCTGCTGATAACTCTTTGTCTAGGCATCACAAAGCAAATGCTGGCGGTGGAACTGCTGTCACAACGCAATGCACTCAGACAACAACAGGTATCACAACAGCAACAGTAATCGCGGGTCTTGAAGATGCAAGTTTTATTATTGTGCGAGGTTCTGATGGAGCTGGTAATCAATTCATGGATAACCTAATTTCAACCAATAGCGGAACTCCTACCGTATTGCACTCAGTTACTCTTTCAGGCGTACCATCTGTAAGAGTTTACACAATTGCATCTTATAACTTACTGCTCGCAATGGCATCTGGTACTTATTCAACAAACGTAATGTGGTTTCAAATGACTGCAAGATAAGGAAATAAAATGTCTATCGCTCTCTCATTGTTTGCTGGTGCTGGATGGCAATTTTTTGATAATAACGGAGCGCCGTTAGCTGGAGGTTTGCTTTACACCTACGCTGCTGGCACTACAACTCCGCAGACAACATACACTACAAGTGCTGGATCAATTGCAAATTCTAACCCTATTGTGTTGGATTCCGCTGGTCGCGTATCAAACGAAATTTGGCTGACTTCTGGCGTTACATATAAATTTATCTTACAAACCTCTGTCAACGTTCAAATAGGCTCTTACGACAATATTTCTGGCGCAACAGATATGCAGGCCGCGTTATCTGCATCAAGCGGCTCGTCATTGATTGGATATTTACCTGCTGGCTCTGGTGCTGTAGTTACTAACGTACAAGCTAAATTGCGTCAAACAGTAAGTATTGCTGATTTTGGTGCAAGCCCATCTGCATCTGCATCGGTTAATTCGGCAGCTATTCAAGCAGCAATTGATAGTGGCGCGGATTGCGTACATGTGCCTATTGGCAGTTACAACATATCAACAACCATTCTTATCGCAAACAAAAATGGTTTTACGTTGCAAGGCGATGCCAATTCCAGCACGAATTTTACTTGGACAGGCACTGCCAGTGGCACTATGATGACGTTGCGCGGGTCTATGTTTTGCTCAATTGAGAATATTTGGCTTAACGGAAACAGTGCTGCAGGTATTTGTTTGTATATGCCAGGCTATGGTGCTGATTCTGTCAGTGATACTTTTGTAAATACGCAACATGAAATATCTCGTTGTCGTATTGGTAGCGCAGTTGCTGGGAGTATTGGCGTAAAACTTGGAAACACAACGGGCACACAACTTGATAACATTACTTTCTATAAATGCTTTTTTGAGAACTCAGGCAAACACGCTACGATTACTAATCAAGTATCATTAAACTTTACTTTTAATAACTGCGTATTTCAAGGTTATAGCGGTACTCCAACTACGGCAGGCGTAGATATTATTTCTGGCGGTTTAGTTAATTTTACAGAATGTCAATATATTGGAACCGCAAGTATTGCTCATGTCCGTAGAAATGTAGGAGCAGCAACGGCTAACTTTATTAACTGTGAAATGGAATCTGCTTCGCAATTTTTTAATGCCCCAGATGATAGCTCGTCTGCTACTTATTATCCTGTGACAATGGTCGGCTGCACAATTGGATACACTGGAACAGCGGGAACAATTTACTTAGACTGGGAGCAAAGAGCGCCGTTGTCTATGCTTGGCTGCAATTTTAACTCCACCAATGCTTGTACCTTAAAATTTGCTACACCAGGTTCTGTTGGAACAGGTGGTCTTGTGTTTGATGCAGGGACAAACTATGTGAATACAATTCCTCAATACACTCTTGCATCCACAAGGTTCAGCGCACATCAGAATGGGCAGTTTATTTGCAACTCTCCCAATAATAATGTTATGGGTGTAGGTTCGGCATTATCTGGTGTTGTATTAACTGAACGTGCTAACACAACCGACAATACAATTAGTCGTTTAACGGGGATTGGCGCGGGTGGTGGAACAGCAGTCACAACTCAATGCACTCAAACTACAACGGCAATAACTACGACAAAAGCCATTGCCGTATTGGAAGATGCAGCGCTTGTATTAGTGCGAGGTTCTGATGGAGCGGGAAACGAATTTTTAGATTTGTTAATTTCTGGGAATACGGGCTCGCCAACTGTTATTTCTTCTAAAACTACTGCTGGGTCACCAACGGCAAGAACATATACAATATCTACTTATAATCTTCAACTTGCCATGGCATCAGGAACTTACACTACAAATGTAATGTCGTTCCAAATGACTGCTCGTTAAAAAGTTAACTTATGACAAAACCAATTGATTTTACAGAATTAGCTAAAAAACTAGAACCTGGAGAAATTATCCATCATTTTAGTTCGGGCGTTTATGCCAAAGAATTGCGGATGCCCGCAGATTATTTGTTAGTGCACCATAAGCATCTATTTTC